TCAGCTTTAGTTGCTGCAGTACCGAAGCCAGATAACATTACTTCTTCTTCAAACGCTCTGTCTGAAGTTTCAGAAGCAAAGATCTCTGCATGTTCATTGTCGTATCTGTTGTATTCCAGGCCAAATAGTGCATTTAAACCTGGCTCTAGTTCTTTAACTAGTTGTGATCTTGATATAGCCATAATTTATAATCTCCTATTATTATAAGCCTGTGCCTTGATCGTAGAAATGGTTATTAATTCTAACCAACACATCTACGTTCGCGCTTCCAGC